ATCCAACTACTGAAAAATTACCTTATTATGATAAATATCCATTAACTTACGTTATTAGAACTGATAGTGATGGTTTTTTGGGATGTAACCTTCATTACATCAATCTTGACCAAAGAGATGAACTTGCGAGAAGTCTACTAAATAATTCTGAACAAGGAAGAATCTCGGTTCCTAAAAGAACACTACATAAATATCTTTACACTGGAATAAGAGGTGAACTCTATCCAATACCAGAAGATGAATGGATTGACGTAGCACAGCTACCCACTGAAAGATTCCTAGATATGAGACAAATCCCAGTCTCTAGAAATAGAATTTATAGTAGAAACTAATGAAAAGTAAAAAATATGACGCTATAAGTGGACTTGAAGGCAATAGTTATGTCTTTGAGTTTAATCATAATGATCAAGGAGAAGTACAATTGATCGGTATATGGAAAGATGATGAAATAATGAATCCAGATCTAGAAGAATGGACAAAAGCAGGTGATTCTGATGAAGCCTTATCAGCTTATAATATATTTAAAAATGGCATATCAGTGGAGGCATAATCATGGCTTTTTGGAGTAATGCTTTATTATTTGGAGCTCCTGTAGCTATAGCACAACACTATAAGAGAGAACATAATAAAAAGAAAAATAATCAATATATATCCCCTCGTGCAAATGTTACAAACACTTTAGGTGGTAACAGAGCTAAAGGACTCGAAAATAGAATGAGATTTGGTGGTAGTAAACCAGTCTTCGCATATCCTATAGATATTGATGTTGACCAAGATCATATACAAATATCTCAATACAAATATAGAAGGCCAGGAACTGGTGCAGGAGCGAAAGATGCAGCATGGGATAGAATGAATGCATCAGCTCCAGGCGCAGCTACAGCAGGAATGCAATTTGAAGGGTCAGTAGTCCTTCCAATGCCAAAAGTTAGTGATGCTAACTCTGCAGAATGGGGTAAAAGCCAAGTTGATGGATCTGAACTAAGAAGACTTCAAATGGAAGGTGTTGGTCTGGGAGCGGGTCAAAGAGGTCTAGATGATCGACAAAGAGAAGCAGCAACAGAAAGTGGTGCAAATGCAGGTCAGTTTAGTGGGCCTGGAAGAGGTGGAAAGGGAATGGGAGGAGAGTTTTATTTTCAGAATCAACTTACAGTAGGAAGAGCTAGAAAAGTTGCGGACGATTTAGGTGGTACTGTAAAAGATGATCAAGTAATAGGAAGAGCAAGAGGTCAAATTATGAACCCTAATGCTGAACTTTTATTTGAAGGTCCAACATTAAGAGAATTTGGATTTAAATGGCAACTAGTAGCTAGAAGTCAAAGAGAAGGTCAAATGATAAGACAAATTATTAGAAAATTTAAAATAGGCGCTGCACCAAAATTCAATAATACTTCATTAATGGAATTTCCAGATATCTTCCATATTAAATATATGAAAGGTAGAAATGAATTAATGACAGCTAATAGATTTGAACAACTAGCATTAACAAGTATGTTATGCGATTACGCTCCTGATGGAACTTGGACTACATATGATGATTCGCAACCAATATCAATAAGAATGGAATTAAACTTTAAAGAACTAAGACCTATTTGGAGAAAACATCATGAAGACTTTGCCCCATCAATGAGTGTAGGATATTAAAATGACACAATTAAACAGTTATTTTAGACAATTACCAGATTTAGATTATCCATCATTAGCTAATGATAGACAATCTTCTTATGACTACTTAAAGGTAAAAAATATATTTAAAAGAGGAGTATTAGATGATGATATTTTAAATAACTATCTTAACTTTGAACAATATTCGATTGAAGGTAACGAAAGACCAGATAGTGTAGCAGAAAAATTCTATAAAAATCCTAGATATGATTGGATTATACTATTAGCTAATAATATAATAAGTGTTAGAGATGAATGGCCTATGTCAGAAAATGACTTTTACACATATGTAAATGAAAAATATACCAATGAAGAACTTTCATACATTCATCATTATGAAACTGATGAACTATTAGATGGTCAAGGTAGATTAATTCAACCAGCTGGTTATTGGGTAGATTCTGATCATTCTGTATCTTGGTTAGATAGTGGTGTTCTACAAACAAGAACAAGCATCAAATCATTTACTTACCTACAACATGAAATAGCTTTAAATGATGCAAAAAGAAATATCGATATACTTAAGGAAGGTTTTGTATCAGATGTAATGGACGATATGAAAGAAATAATGGTATATAAAAAATCTGATCAATTTATTACTAAAACTCTAAAGAAAACAGAGAACCCAAGAATAATAAATCCCAAATAAAAAAGGTCGCTTTTTAGGGCGACCCTGTGGCTCAAAAATGGCCTGCGCTATTTTTGCGCTATTTTTGAAACTAAAAGCTAATTTTCGCCTGATGTCCTGTATTCAGGCTCTTCTTCATTTATACGATGCTTAAATTTTTCAGTATCAAAATAAGATGTATAATTAAACTTACCTTCTCTCTCATCTAGCACTTCATTAATAAGTATCTTCAACTCTTTCACCATTTGAGGTGTATGTAACCTATGAGGATGTATCATCATAGGTTTATATGGTTGGGCTTTTATTGGCCCCTTATAATTTGGATCAACAGGGGTGGACATCCCCTGCGTATCTATCTTACTCATTAGCCTTCAGCCAGTTTGGAGAAATAACTAAGAGCATCCTCTTCATCCGCATCAGTCGCAGTTGATGTTACTGGTGCAGCAGCTACTGGTTGTGGTACAACTTCTTCTTCTGCAACAGTTTCTGGATCTTGACGAGGTGTAGAACCACTAAGACCAAGAACATAATTAAGACGCTTCTTCAAGTCATCGTAAGACTTAAACTGATCGGGAGCAACTAACTCAGCGAGTGAATATTCTTTCTTCCATAAGGCTTCAAGAGCATCATCATCATCTAAAAGTGCAGATGGAGCAGCAAACTCAGAACTATCATAGTTCCAGAAACCTGCAACCTTCTTAATTTTTAACTTAAAGTTAGCACCTGCCCAAAAATCAAATGGGTTGATCGCTTCTTCATCCTCAAACTCAGGTTGCATAGAGGCAGTAATCTTATCAAAGATTTTCTTACCGAACCTAAAGAGAAAAACTTTACCCTCATTCTGTGGATTAGCTGGATCCTTAACAACATAGATGTTACTGTAATAAGATAGCTTACGCTTCTGTTTACGAGCAACTTCTTTATCAGCATCAATACCCGAATTCCATAACTGAGAATTATACTCAGATACTGGGTCTTTTGAACCAAGAGTTGTCAAAGAGTTCTCTATATACCATCCACCAGAACCTTGAAAGGCGTGAGTGTATAGTTTTGCCCATGGCATATCTTCGCCATCGACTGCAGGTAGAAAACGAATAACGGCATAACCGTTGCCTGCTTTATCTACTTCTGGTTTCCAAAGGCGCTCATCTGCACCATTAGAACCTTTGTTCATTTTCTCAACTTGCTGCACTAGCTTTGCAGTAAGAGAACCAAGGGAAGATTGTTTTTTAAGATTTGAAAAAGACATTTAAGATTTTTCGGATTTTATTGGATTTGGGGTGGGAGGTTGGATTTCTGTATTACCAACAAGAGCGAGGCATTACTACAGTAAGTAAGATTTCACTCTGCCTGAGACCCGACTGGTAAGTCGATTCACGTTTTCAACGTGCAGCACCACCTGTGTCTCGTCACCTTAACCAGCTATATGCCAGAAAGTTTATTCAGTCACTCCCCGTTAAGACCGTCGCCTCAACAAATATAATATACCACCTCTGTCAACCCTTGTCAACCCCCTCCTTACTTAGTCCTCGTATTGATCACTCCAGCATACTTAGGATCGTTACCTTCTATGTCAGGTCTATCCTCATGTGTTTCTCCCTGATACTCAACAACTAAAGCATTCACATCCTTTCTCTCAGCATACACATGATAGAAACAATCAATTGGAATTGGTCCTTTTGCCTGAAGATATATCTTACTATCATCCCATCTCTTTATAATAATATCTTGAGGAGCACCGATTGGTTGCAATTGTACAGAAATACTTTCAAAATGAACTAGATCTTTCCAATAAGAAGGTAAAGTAATCTCAGTCTTATTTCTAAGTCTCCCTCTATAATATACAGCAACCTCTGGTCCTTCTATACATGCATGGGCAAGTCTATATCCCTCTGTAGAAGGGTGTGGCATATCAAATAACTTAGGAGACCTATCTGCTACCCTATGCCTTGCTTCTAATCTACCAGATGAAAAACAATCAACAGATCCAGTAACAAATAAATCTCCCTGCACATACATATTCCCTTTAGAATAAATCGCTTGAGGTTGAGCACCTGAAAGACCAAGAACTGTCCTATAAGGAACAGTATCCTCTGGCATATTAGGATCTTCATTAGCAATAGGACCGACCATCAATGTCCCCTCTATCTCCTCAAAAGCATCAGGAGATCCAACTACCATAGGACCTTCTACTAAAGCAGATCCATTGATTTTCTGCTCTCCTTCCTGTATAGCACCGTTAATACCAGTACCAACTTTTAATTGTCCACCTACATTTAAATCATCTACATTATAAGACATTTTACTGACCCTCCTTAACTCGTTGTTGGAATTGTCTACCACCTACCTTAGAATCTTTCTTATCTACAGCATCCGTGACTCCTCTAATTGTTTTTCCATACAATTTTAAAACTCCGTTAGCAATAATTTCCATAGTTTGTGGTGTACTCATTTGATAAAAGTTCTTAGCAGTTACTAGATGTTTTTTAGACTCTATTATAATGTTTTCACTGGCAGTTAATTTAATATTACCTCTATCAGTTTTTTCACCCTTAGCAACTAACTCAATGTCAGTTGCCTCCATTCTAATCTTACCATTACTGGCCTTAATAATAATATTACCATGTTCTGCCTCAATTAGGCAACTATCTAGTCCTTCTTTATCAGCAGCTTTCTCAATCCAAGGATACTTACCACATTTAACTTGGAATTTACCAGTACTTGTAGAAGTTGTCCATCCCCTTCTCACACTGTCATTATCTAAGGAGAATTGATGCAATCCATCCTTAGCATTAAGCATAACTGCAGAAGTTACATCAGAATCTTTATGGATCTGACCCATAGTAACAGATCCGTGATCATTACCCCACCCAAGAGCAGTATAATTTATCTTGGCAGTATCATATCTACTACCTTCATTTTGACCAACTATTCCTGAACTATTCCTTTTAAGTAATCTATTCTTAGAAGGTGTCCTATTATTCTTAAAGTTCTGTGATATTGGCATTAGTATTACGTAAGATTATCGGGGGTTCCAGGAATGTTAAGTCTAGGATCGTTACTAGAAACATCAGTACCTTGTCTCTGGATCGCTGATGGAGGTGTTGTTCTCTCACCATCAATACTCTCCTGTAGAGTGCTGTAAACTTGAATTACTTTACCAGCAGTCTCAGTTATTCCAGCATAAGGAATACCATTCTTATAGTATACCGATCCATAGTATGCACGACCTTCTATATATCCAGTCTTCTTTAATCCTACAAGATCAGTTACTTGAATCAACCTAGAAGGATCAGCATCAATTGGATCACGTGTTAACTCAAATCTAATATGACCTTTAAAATTAGTACCAGTCTTAGACGGTATTCTAAGGTGTGGTGTAAAAGTAATTCCTGGTCCTGGATCAACAATTTTAACATCTCTAACTCTACCAAAAGGATCATACTCAACATCAAATTCTAGATCAGTTGGTGGATCAGTTTCCACTTCATCTCCATTATCGTCAGGGTCATGATCTCCATCATTATAGTTAATACCTGGATCATCTATCACAACTTCAACAGGAACAACTTTAACAGGATATGAAGTACCTCCAATTCCAGGATCTCCTCCGTCTGGTGGTGTCGTTGGAGTTCCTATTCCTGGTACTGTAAATCCACATCCAGGATCAATAACTAAAGGATCTTTAAGTCTACCCTTACCACATTTTATTTGTTTACATGGTGGTGGAATAAGTATAGCACACAATCCTATTGGATTCTTATACCATGACTTACCTTTTGCTGCAGCAGCTTCAGGTGTACCTGGTGCAGGTTTATCTTCTACCAATCTTGTAATACCAACCGCCATTCCTGAAGGATTATTATTCCATGCTTTCTGTCCTCTATAATAATCCTCTGATAACTTTTTAAATAATCCATCTGCATTGACATCTGTACGTCCAAGATTACCTTTAGGTGCAACTGCTATCGTATGCTTACCTTTAGTTACATTCATCTTTCTTGTCAAACCAGGATCCCAATTACTCCTATCTCTAGCAGAAACTCCTGCAATTGTATCAAAATCTCCATCAATTACAGTTTGACCATCTAGATACAAAGAACCATGAGCATCATTTGCAAATCTAAATTCATACTCACCTGTAACAGGGAAATTAACATTAGACCAAACATAATTTATAGTTTCTCCACCACCAATTTTAGGATAATCGGGAGAAATACCAGATTCATTCATCCAAGAACCATAAGATTTATGTCTAAAATTATATAATGCTGGTCCTTTATATGTTACACCATTTCTTGTAGTATCTGCATAGAGTTCTTCTACTCCAACAGCAGAAGACATTTGATAAACTGATATAGTTTCCAATTTATCCCAAGGATTCTTAAATGCCATTTTGGGATTAGGTTTAATCGACTTCTGCTCTTCAGTCTCCCATCCAGACTCAAGAATATTAGGATCTGGTACGTTAATAATTGCACTACCATCTGGTCTGCGACCATATCCTTTTACAAAAGTAACTTCGTATGTTTTACCTGCTTTAAATGATCCTCTCTGTTTAATAACACCATTCACTTTCCATTGATCACCACCTTTACCTGTATTATCTGCAGGACTAGATCCCCCAAAAGGATCTCTACTATTAGCAATCTCTATCCCAGAAGAATCTTTTAATATCCATTTTAATGCTCCAGGATTTCTCCTCCATGTAGATCCATACTTACCTTTATTCCAAACTGATGCTGATAACTTATGGATACCTGCAGATACATTACGAACTGTTAGCTTCCTTTCTTTCGTAGTCCCAAAAAGTTCATTACCATCCCAAGAAGCTTTACATCTATCATCAGCACGAAACTCAAGTCTATAATCTCCTGGAGTAGTAATATTGATAGTCCATTCCCCAGTATGCCATTGATTTGTTAAAACCTCTGTGTTAGATGGGTAGACATAAGGAGAAACATTAACAGGAACCCAAGCTTTCTGTGGTCCTGTTACACTTGCTGGTATAGCATCAGTCTTAGGAACCTGAAAAACTAAAGGATCTTTTTCGGTTTGTACAATGACCTTAGTTACAGATGGTGGTGTAAAATTAGGTGAAGAACCACTACCAGGGTTAAGTCTATAAGTTATGTACCAACTATCATGGTTGTTAGTTCCGATATCTAATGCAGCACCTGCTGTAAAAATTCCCGACTTACATTGAATCTGTAAATCATCATCATCGTCTCTAGAACCAACTTTGTCTGTAAAAATACTATCACTTGTTCCAGTATCTTGCTCACTACCTCTTCTTCCAAAAGTATTTGATGTAATAAGTCCTTGCTCGGTCTTACCTCTAGTCCTACTTGATAAAACATTATAAGTTGTATTGGGTTTAAGATTAACCTTTAAGTCAACTGCTGGACCATTATCAACATAATCATCTGCATTTACACTAAAACTATGAGATCCATCTGCTGCTGTAAATGTAAATTTTAATCCAGCATTATCTCCACCCGAAGTATACACCCTGAACGTAACTTGTTCTTTCTCAGGTGGTGGTGGAGGACTAGCACCCTCTAAAGCATCCCATGCATATGAAAGATCAGCATCTACTACATCATTACCATAAGCAGTAAGATAATATTTACCACCTTTCTTGGTAAACATTATACCATGAGGTTTATTATTTTTACTGGTTTTCATTGGAGCACCAGATTGCCAATCTTTAGTACTAAAAATTTTCTCAGTAAAGAACTTCTTCTTAGTCTCGTAATTCTTAAAATTAGATACATTAGCAGTCAATGTGTTCTCACCTTCATGCATATAAACCTTAGTTTCCTGTGGCCACTTAAGTCCCTTTGTATCTTTTGGCTTTACTACTACATCTAAAGTAGATCTCTTATATTCCTCATCTTTAAAAGCAATAGTAGGATCATCTGTTCTTTCAGCAACCCTATTACCATTAACCTCAATCCATCCAAAGTTATCTACCGTACCTTTTAAAGTATATTCTCCTTCGTAAGGTGCATTTATCTTCCATGTTTGTTTCCATCCATCATCATTTCCTGTACCATCTGTACCAGGACTATTAAGAGGAGGAATTGGTGATATGGCATACTTATTTGTCCACTTATGCCAATATCCAAACTTAACTGGATACCAAGGATTTCCTTCTGGTTTCATTCTTGTATGCCAGATAGGACTCTCTGGGCATTCACCCTCTCCTAATACTGGTGGAACTATTGCTGCAGGTGGTGGAGGAGTAGGTGCTTCAATTGACAAAGCAACTCCCATTGGATTCTCATACCAAGTCTTAGGATCTTTAACAGTTTTAAATGCTAACTTTG